GAAACAGTAGGTTTTCATCTCAATGCACTGTACGCACCGCTGGGTTGGACGAGTTGGCTGTCGATGGCGAAGGATTACGACGAGGCCGTTATCAAGCAGGCTAGTGGCGACCTCGAAGCGATGCAGGTGTTTTTTAATACGCGACTGGCCAAAGTTTGGGACAGCACTCAGGAGCAGACCAAGGCCAGCGTGCTACAGGCCCGTGCATTGCAGGAAGACTACGTGTTGGGCTCAGTTCCAAACGGTGCCCTGATGCTGACGGCATCCGTTGACGTTCAAGCCAATCGGCTTGAATTCATGGTGATGGGCTGGGGTGTAGGGATGGAGCGTTGGGTCATCGACCACCAGGTAATTATGGGCAATCCATCGGATGAACAAACCTGGTCGGCGCTGGATGAAAAGTTGAAGGCGCGATATTGGCATCCCTGCGGCGTCGGACTGACGATTCTGGCGACCGCCATCGATACTGGTGGTCATCACACCAATGATGTTTATCAGTTTTGCCGCGTCCGCCGGTGGCGCAACGTGTTCGCCATCAAAGGCGCAAGCAAACCCGGAAAGCCCCCGATAGCGCAACGGCCTTCGATGGTCGATGTGACATGGCGAGGCCAGACCGAGCGTAACGGCGCGGAACTTTGGTTCGTCGGTACCGACACGGCAAAGGACTGGATCTACAACCGTTATCCATTCGAATCTGGGCCGGGGGCATTGCACTTTGCCAAAGATCTGCCGGACGATTTTTTTGCCCAGTGCGTGGCCGAGCGGCGGATCACGCGCTACGTGAAAAACAAACCGGTGACCGAATGGATTAAGGGTAAGTCCGAGCGCAACGAGGCATTAGACCTGATGGTTTATTGCCTCGCGATGGCGCATTACCTGGGGCTCGATCGATACAAGGAACGTGATTGGGATCGTGTCGCTCAGGCGCTGGCCCAGTCTGAACTGTTTGCCGAAAAATCGGCCTTCAGCACTTCGGTCGAAGTTCAGGAAACCACTGATAGATTTCCTGTGCGCGAGTCAGTTCTGCCACCTGCTGCCCCAGTCGCCCAACCGCGACCCGCCGCGCCGCCACCTCAACGCCGCAGTTCCACCAGCGGTTACCTGAAGAGACGCTGATATGTCATTTACCCAGAAGCACCTCGACGCGGTTGAGGCGGCCATCGCTCGCGGTGAGAAAGTCGTCCGCTACACCGATCGCACCGTGGAGTACCGCACTGTTGACGAGCTGCTCAAGGCACGCGAAGAGATTCGCACGTCACTGATCAGCGCCGCTGGACCACGCTCTCGCTTGGTCAGGCTGTATCACAGAGGCAAAGGAGTCTAATGGCCCGTCACTTTCCGACGCTCACCCGTAACGGATTCGTGTTGCCGTCGAACATCAAGGCCAGTTACGAAGGCGCCGGGGAGGGCCGACGCTCCACTGGTTGGGATGCTCCCGACAACGGGATCAACAGCATCAACACCCCGGCACTGCGCAACCTGCGTTCGCGCTCTCGGGCAGCGGTTCGCAATGACCCGTATGCCTTCAACGTTATCGACAAGCGCGTAAGCAACCTGATCGGCACGGGCATCACCCCCCGGCCAACCACTGACGACGATGCGTTACGCAAATTGCTGCAGGAGCTGTGGGGCGATTGGGTCGATGAATCGGATGCGGATGAACGCACCGATTTCTACGGCCAGCAGGCCCTGGTAGCGCGCACGGTTGAAACCTCGGGCGAGTGCTTTGTGCGGCTACGACCGCGCAGCCTGGACGAGGGTTTGGCGGTTCCGCTGCAGCTGCAAATTCTGGCGCCGGAGTTTGTACCGCACGACAAGTATGAGAGCACCAAATCCGGCAACGTTATCCGCGCCGGGATCGAGTTCAATCCCGGCGGCAAACGGGTGGCGTACTGGATGTACCTGTCACATCCACGCGACGCGTCGTCGTTGAACGCCGGCTACAACCAGCTGGTGCGGGTGCCGGCCGCCCAGGTGCTGCACATTTTTGAACCGGTCGAGCCGGGTCAGCTGCGCGGTGTGCCGCGATTGTCGCCGGTGCTCAAGCGTTTGCGCAGTCTCGACAACTACGACGACGCGGTGTTGTTTCGCCAGGAGGTGGCCAACCTGTTTGCCGGCTTCATCAGCCGGCCGGCTCCGGACTCGGGGCAGACGCCACGAGATCCGGTCACCGGCCAGCTGTTGGATCTCGATCGTGACGGCTTCACCCCGATGGTCGCGCTGGAACCCGGCACCATGCAGGAACTGGGGCCCGGTGAAGAGGTGGAGTTCTCCAAGCCACCGGATGCGGGCAACAACTACCCGGACTTCATGCGGCAGCAACTGATGGCCGCAGCAGCGGGCTCCGGTACGCCTTACGAGATCCTCACCGGCGACATGCGCGGGATCAACGACCGGGCGCTACGGGTGGTGCTCAACGAGTTTCGGCGCCGCCTGGAACAACTGCAATTCGGTGTCTATGTGCACCAGCTCTGCCGCCCAGTGCGGGCGGCCTGGATGGACATGGCCGTGTTGTCCGGTGTCTTGGTGCTGGGCGATTACGCGCAGAAGCGACGTGACTATTTGCGTACCCGTTGGGTGCCGCAAGGTTGGGCCTACATCCAACCGGTACAGGACGTTCAGGCACGACGGATGGAAGTGCAGGCCGGCTTTGCCTCGCGAAGCGAGATGGTCCTGCGCACTGGCTACGACGCCGAAACGGTCGACTTGGAAAACGCCGCCGATCTGGCGCGGGCCACGGCACTGGGCCTCAACTACAACACCCTGGATGCCGTCGAATTAACCGACGACAAGGAGCAACCATGAGCAAAAAAGCGCGACCGCGCGTTTACAACCGGGCAGGCCAGCGTGTGCAAGTTCAGGACAAAACCTGGTACGCGTTGCAGTCTAGCGGCGAGGACACCGAGAGAGTGATCGAAGTCTTTGTCTATGGCGAGATCGGCACTTGGGGCATTACTGCCAATCAATTCGTGCAGGATCTGCGCGCCATAGACGACGGCGTCTCGCCGGTGATCGCGGCATTCAACAGCATCGGCGGAGATTTGTTTGACGGGTTGGCGATGCACAACGCGCTGTCGCGCCTGGGCGAGCGCTGCACCGGCCGGATTGATGCGTTGGCCGCTAGTGCGGCCAGCGTGGCGGTGTGTGGTGCACACCGTGTCGTCATTGCATCGAACGCCATGCTGATGATCCACAACCCTTACACCTATGCCGGAGGCGACGCGGAGGACTTCCGCCGGGTCGCTGATGTGCTGGATCAGACCCTGGAGGCGATCATCGCGGCCTACAAGGCCAAGGCGCCGGACATCGATGACACGGAGCTGCGGCGCATGGTCAACGCCGAAACTTGGCTGACGGCCAATGAGGCGGTGGCACTGGGTCTGGCCGATGAGGTCGGCGACGGCATTACGGTCAAGGCCTGCCTCGGCCAAGGGGCCGTGCTGCAGCGTTACCAGCATGCACCGGCTGAACTGGTGGCCCAGCTCGACGAAGCATCTGAACCGGATCCGGACCTGGAGCCGGATCAACTCGATCCACCCTTGGTGCCGCCGGTGGTCGATTCGGCCAAGTTGGCACTGATGATCACCCAGCGCTGCACGGCGGCGGGCATCAGCAACCTGGTTGAGCCGCTGCTCAGTTCGACCCAGCTCGAAAGCGAAGAGATCGTCCTGGCCGGATTGGCCCGTGCCAAGGCGGTGAATGACCTGTGTGTGGCCGCCCGCTTGCCGGAGTTTAGCGCCGAGTACGTGTCAGCGGGGCTAGATGCTGCAGCGGTTCGAGCGCGTCTGTTCGACAAGATTGTCACCAGTGGCAAGGGCTTTGAAATCGATAACAGCCTCCCGCTGGACAACGATCCGGCACCCAAGGTGCTGGCTAAACAACCTGATCCCACCTCGATCTGGGCTTTGCGACAAGCGGCCCAATCTGGAACTGCGCGCGGCGCGAAAGGAGCAAGAGCATGACCATCAAAAAAGAGCCGATCCACGCAGGTGAGTTTCTCCTGTCCGAGGGCGCTGGGAACATTTCTCGGGAAACGATCAACGTCGCCGCTGGCCCCGCGCTGAATCCGGGGCAGGTTCTCGGCCTGGTGACGGCCACAGCCGAATTCGCGCCGTATGACTCTGCTGCCACAGACGGTACCGAGGCGGCCGTGGCGATTCTCTACGGGCCATTGGGCGAGTCGGACATTGTGCGTCGGGGGCGCGCCGTGGTGCGTTTGGCTGAAGTCAGCGAAGCACACCTGACCGGGCTTGACCCCGTGGCGGAACAGGCTTTGGCCAGCCATTTCCTGATTGTTCGCTAAGACTATCCCTTACGTTTATCCGGCCCGCCCTGAGCGGGTTTTTTCATTTCTGGAGAGTACCCATGGCCGAGATCGCCATTTTTGACGACGAAGCGTTTACCGTTACCGCGCTGACTGCTGCACTCAACGATCAACCCTACCTCCCGGGCCGCATCAGCGCCCTTGGCCTGTTCCGCGAAGAAGGCATCACCACCCTGACCGTGCAGATCGAAAAGGACGGCGACACCCTGGCGCTGGTGCCGGCTGGTGAACGCGGCGGCTCTGGTCTGGTGGTCGCGGCGAGCAAGCGCAATCTGATCCCGTTCAACACCGTGCACCTGCCGGAGCGCTTCACCATCAAGGCCGACGAGATTCAAGGTATTCGCGCCTTCGGTACCCGCACCGAGTTGCAGGCAGTGCAGGATGTGGTCAATACCCGTCTGGCCAAAGCGCGCCGTCAGTTGGACGCAACCCACGAGTTTCAGCGTATGGGCGCGCTCAACGGCTTGATCCTGGATGCCGATGGTTCGACGGTGCTGCTAGACCTGTATGACCGCTTCGGAGTAGAGCGTCAGAAGCTCTCCATGGGCCTGAATGATCAAAGCACTGAACTGCGGGTCAAGTGCCTCGAAGCGCTGGACATGCAGGAGGACGCACTCGGCGCCGTGACCAGCACCAATTCCCGCGCGTTCTGCGGCAAGCATTTTTGGAGCAAGCTGATCGCTCATAAGGCAGTAGTTAAAACTTACGAAGGAACGTTACAGGCTGCGGCGTTACGTGGCGATGCTCGGGAGAGTTTTGAGTTCGGCGGTATTACTTGGGAGCGCTACCGTGGCAAGGTTGCCGGTGTGTCTTTCGTCCACGACGACAAGGCGTTGCTGGTTCCTGAAGGTGTTCCTGATCTGTACATCTCAGTGTTCGCACCGGCTGACTACATGGAAACGGTCAACACCCAAGGCATTCCGTACTACAGCAAGATTGAACCGATGCAGTTCGGCAAGGGCATGGCCGGTGAAGCCCAGTCCAACCCGTTGCACCTGTGCACCCGGCCGCGTGCACAGATCCTGCTGGAGCTCTGACCGTGGGCTTTCGCGATCTGATTGCCGAGGTCGACGCGGTGGTGTTCGAAACGCTGGGCGACAGCGCGCGGATCGAGGGCCGAGCAGAACCGGTGCTCGGCATGTTCGCCGCGCCCTGGTTACAGCCCAAGTTCGGCAAGCTCAACACCGGTTTGCGTGAGCCGAGGTTCGAGATCCGCGTCAGCGATTCGCACGGCCTGGAGCAGGGCATGCTGGTTAGCATTGATCTGCCGGCGCTGGATGGCGGTGGCGACTACGACCTGCTGCAGCTGGAACCGAGCGGCGACGGTCTGGTCGCCTTGATCCTGAGGATGCGCCCATGAGTGTCGGCAGCTACTTCAAGCCGTCGGTCGGTGGCGGGATGATCTCCATCCAGTCCTCGACGGCGGACCTGAACGCGTTCCAGGACTTCGCCAAGCTGTTGCCCAAGGCTGCGGCAGCTGCGCAACGTCGTGCGATCAACAAAACGTTGGGTTGGTTGCGTACGCACATTGCCCGGGCCGTCAGTCGGCAGGAACGTATTGCCGTCGCGGCGGTTCGTCAGCGCTTGCGTAGCTACCCGGTCGCCGGTGGGGCCACCAGCGGCAAGTTGTGGTTCGGTTTGAATGCCATCGAGTCCAGTCGGATCGGTCGGGCACGACAGTCTGGTACTGGCGTGTCAGTGGCCGGTCGACGTTATCAGGGTGCCTTTCTCAAGAAGGTCTACGGCAACAAGCCCGACATCTGGATCCGCACCGCGAGCAAGCACTTCAACGCGGACGATTATCCCGATACCACGGTGTCTTCAAGCCGGGGCGCCAGTTCGGGTTGGGTGGCGGAAAACGGCAATCGCTTTCCGTTGGCCAAAGCCAAGGTGTCACTGGAACAAGCCCGCCCGCACTTCGACAGTTGGGTCAAACGCGCCGATGCGCGCCTGCTGGAAATCTTGCGGCAGGAGTTCAACTTTGAGCTGCAAAAGTATTTGAAGGGGACGACCAATGGCTGAAGAGCCTTTTAGTCTTGACCAGCTCTACCGAGCAATTGAGCAGCACCTGAAGGCTCATCTGCCGGGCGTTCAAGCCGTGACGGCGTGGCCCAACATCAAGGATCGTATTGCATTGCCGGCGGTCTTCATCGAGCTGGCTGAGATGGAACCAGGCCTCGACATCGGAACGGGGCAGACAACCGTTAATTGCAAGTTCGAGGCGCGGATTATCGTTGACCCGATACTCCCCCAGCATTGCCAGCAAGCCGCGCACCTGGCGGCGCAGCTGGCTGTCTTGTTGCGACTGCAAACGTGGGGGATTGAGGTAGAGCCTGCCGAGTTTGTTCAGGCGATGCTGGACTGGACCAAGCCGGAGCTGGATGGCTACGTGGTCTGGTTGGTGGAGTGGGCGCAGCAGATCTACCTCGGCAAGGAAGAATGGCCGTGGCCGGACGAACCGCCGGGCACCTTGATGCTGGGCTTCAACGACGACGTCAAAGCCGACTTTTTCAAACCTGAGGACCTGCCGTGAGTTACGCGAGCGCCGAGCATGACCGCATGATTGCAGCCATGTTGATGCCGTGTGCGGTAGTTGGCGTGGATCTGGCAGCACCTGCAGTGCGGGTGTCGAATGGCGAGTGGACCAGCGCCTGGGTGCGCTGGCACAGCTTGGGCGCCGGGAAGGCGCGACACTGGCGCGTGCCAAGCCTCGGTGAGCAGGGGGTCTTGTTCAACCCCAGCGGTCAGGCCGGCATGGGTACTTTTATTCCGGGGTTGTATGGCAACGCCGGCGCGCCACCGGATAACCGCGACCATGTCGAGGTCTGGCGTTTTGACGACGGTGGTTCGCTGGTCTACGACTGGCAGGCCAGGTCCTACGCCATCACCCTGCCAAGCGGCACGGTGACCATTAAAGTCGCCAGTACGGAGGTGGTCGTCACCGATGCCGCCGTTACCGTAACGACCGGCAATATCAACCTCAAAGCGGCGGTGACCATCGACGGTGCGCTACACGTCACGCAGGGCATCACCAGTGCCGGCGCGATCATTGACGCCGGTGGCAACAGCAACCACCACACGCATTAATTTTTTACCCCACGACAACCCGCCAAGTGCGGGCTTTTTTTGCCTGGAGAAAACATGGCCAAGACCATCGATAACCCTGTCAGCGATGAGCAACCAATCGCTTTCCCGGTACCAGAGTTGCGGCTGAAGTTTCGCGACAAGGTTTATACGTCACGAACTTTAATCTTCCCCAAAAGCGGTCGCGCGTTGCCGGTGGCCAAAGGGCTGGTGGAAGTCGCCACGACCGATAACGAGGCTCTGACGTTCCTGAAAGCCAGCGAAGAATTCGAACAGTTCAGGGAGTGACCTAGATGATCGGAATGGATCGCCACACCGGCCAACCCATTTCCGGCATCGCGCATCTGCGCCAGTGCATTGCCGACATCCTGGGCACGCGGGTGGGCAGTCGCCGGCACCGGCCGGAGTACGGCAGTAATGTCCCCCTTTACGTCGACATGCCGGTGAACGAAGGCTGGAAAAGTTCGGTGCAGGCCGAGGCGGTCCGGGCGATCAGTCGCTGGGAGCCGCGCGTCAAGCTGGAGCGCATCCGCGCACTTTCGGTGCTGGGCGGGCAAATCAATCTGAGCATTGCCGGCGAATACCTCGGCGACCGTTTTCTGTTTGAGGTGAGCGTATGAGCATTGTGGATCTGTCGGCCCTGCCGGCGCCGGATGTGCTGGAGCCGTTGGACTTCGAAGACACCTATGACGAAGCCTTGGGCACGTTTCGCGGCCATATGGGCGACAACTGGAGCGCGCCGATTGAAAGCGAGCCGGTGGTTAAGGTGCTGGAGGTGGGGGCCTATATGAAGGTCGCTAACCGTGCCCGGGTTAACGATGGCTGCAAGGCGCTGCTGTTGGCCCATGCGATCGGCGCTGACCTTGATCACCTGGGCGCCAATTACAACCTGAAGCGCCTGGTGATTCAGGCCGAGGATTTGTCGGCGGTGCCGCCCGTGCCGGAGGTCAAGGAGCAGGACGACCCGTTTCGCGAGCGCATCCAGTTGGCCTTTGAGGGGCTGACCACGGCCGGGCCGCGCGCGAGCTACATCCTGCATGCCCGTAACGCCTCGGGGTTGGTGATGGACGCCACGGCGGAAAGCCCGGCGCCGTGTTACGTCACCGTCACGGTGTTGAGTTCCGAAGGCAAGGGGGTGGCCGGTGCCGAGCTGTTGGCCACGGTCAAGGCGGCGTTGAATGACGAAGACGTGCGGCCGGTGTGTGATCGGGTGACGGTGCAGAGTGCGCAGATTATTGATTATCGCATTGACGCCATTTTGCACATGGCCGGCGTGGGGCCTGAAGGGGATGCCAGCTTGGCCGAAGCCAACCGACGCTTGGCGGCGTGGATCAATCCGCGCAAGCGCTTGGGGGTCGAGGTGGCTCGTTCGGCGGTCGACGCGCAATTGCACGTGGCCGGCGTGGCCCGGGTTGAGTTGGTCGGCTGGGCGGATCTGGCCCCGACCAAGGCGCAGGCGGCGTATTGCGTGGGCTATGACGTGAAACTGGCGGGGGCATCATGAAAACCCTGCTGCCGAGCAATAGCACGCAACTGGAGCGCGCCCTGGAGGCGGCGTTTTATGAGCGAACCATTGTCCCGTTGCGCACCCTGTACAACGCCGATACCTGCCCGGTGCATCTGCTGCCGCATTTGGCGTGGGCGTGGTCGGTCGATCGCTGGGATCCCGGGTGGGCCGAGGCGACCAAGCGCGCGGCCATCAAGGCGTCTTATTACATCCATGCCCACAAGGGGACCATCGGCGCGTTGCGCCGGGTGGTCGAGCCCCTGGGCTATCTGATTGAAATCGTCGAGTGGTTTAACACAGTGCCGGAAGGCCCGCCGGGCACCTTTGCGCTGAAGGTCGGCGTGCTGGACACCGGGATCACCGAAGAAATGTATCAGGAGCTGGAGCGCTTGATTGACGACGCGAAACCCGTCACGCGGCACCTGACCGGGCTGGCGATCAGCCTGGAAACCCAAGGCGTTTTAGACATCAGTGTCGCCGTGTATGAAGGCGATGAAATCGACGTGTATCCGCCGGTCATGCGTGACATCGAGGTCACCGGCACCTTCGGCGTAGTCGGCCGCGAACACTCCATAGACACCCTGGACGTTTATTATGATTGATGCGAATTCGCAGTTTTTTGCGATCCTCACGAACGTGGGGATGGCCAAGCAGGCAAACGCCGACGCGCTCGGCATTCCCTGGAAGCTTACGGAAATGGGCGTGGGTGATGCCAACGGTGCCGACCCGATCCCGAGCGCAACACAAACCCAACTGATTCACGAATGGCGCCGCCGCCCGCTGAATCAGCTCAAGATTGATCCGGTCAACCCGGCGGTGATCATTGCCGAGCAGGTCATTCCGGCCGATGAGGGCGGTTTCTGGATTCGCGAAATCGGCCTGTATGACGCGGACGGCGATCTGGTGGCTGTGGCCAACTGCGCGCCGAGTTTCAAGCCGGTGCTGTCGCAGGGCTCGGGTCGCACGCAAGTGGTGCGGATGAATTTCATTGTGTCCAGCGCTGCCAATATCACGCTGAAGATTGACCCGTCGGTGGTGCTGGCGACGCGTGAGTATGTCGATTCGAAGGTTCTGGAAGAACTGTACAAGCTCGACAGCAAGCAGTCGGTGCGCGTGGCCACCACGGCCAACATCGCGCTGGCGGGTTTGCAGCCCGTCGACGGCGTCGCCCTGGTGGCGGGCGATCGGGTGTTGGTGAAAAACCAGACGGTGGCCAAGGACAACGGCCTGTATATCGTGGCGGCTGGGGTCTGGCCGCGTGCGCTGGATGCCGACAGCAGTGCCGAGGTCACTTCGGCGCTGGTGGTGGCGGTCGAGCAGGGCGCAACGCTGGCCGACAGCCGTTGGCAGTTGGTCACGGACGGGGTGATTATTCTCGGCAGTACGTCGCTGGTGTTTCAGGACGTGACCCAAGGTTACGCCCCGATCAACTCCCCGGCGTTTCTGGGCTCGCCTACGGCGAATACGGCACCGGCTGGCAGCAATACACGGCAACTGGCCAACGCAGAGTTTGTGCGCACGGCCGTGCATGGAAGCACGTTTATTGACATCTCTGGTGCGGGCACTCTTGCGCTGACGGCCGCTGAGACAGGGACGGGGACATTGACCTTGTTTGGCGCCTTGACCGGCAACCGCACGATTGTGGTTCCAACCGTACAGACGCGCTTGCAAGTAGTTAACAGCACCACCGGCGCCTTTTCCTTGACGGTGAAAACGGCGGCCGGCGCGGGTGTTGCGGTCACGCAAGGGACGTCCACGCTGTTGTTCGTCACGGGTGCTAATACCATCGCTCAGCAACAGAGTGACTTTGACAGCATTGCCATGACCGGCAATCCGACGACCCCAACGCCGGCCGCTGGTGACAATGATAAGTCGGTAGCGAATACCGAGTTTGTGCAGCGCGCGAAGGGTGGCTATCGAGGATTCACCGTTCTGACGGCGTCAGCAGCATTGACGGTAGCGGATATTGGCAACTTGGTCTCGGTTAACGGGACTTTCACAGTCACCTTGCCGGCATCAAATCTCGTTAATCGAGGGGAGGCAATTCATTTTCGCAATGTTGGCGACGGAGCTGTCACCGTAGCCTGTGCTGGTGCTGACATAATTGACGCCGGCGGCATCGCACTTGCGAACATCACATTACAGCCAGGCGCCAGCCTGGAGCTGGTCAACGCT